TCCAGACCGGCATCGAGACCGTGAAGGAGATCCTGCACCGGCACTACGTGCACCGCAACGAAGCGGGCCTGATCCGGTCGAACATCCGCGAGAAGGGGCGCGGTAAGGTCATAGACAAGGTGTCGGTCGCGCTTAACGAGAAAACTGACTCCTATGAGGCCAGTTTTGCCAACCTTGGGATCAAGAAGGTCCTGGTGGACAGCGACACGGTCAAGAAGAACCAGAAGATGCTCGTTTCCGGGGTCTGGTCGATCGCGGACCTAGAATACGATCACAAGGAGGAGGCGAATTCGGTCCCCTGGGTTCTCGCGGGGCTTAAGCCGATCCAGATGTCCAGCTTCGACTTCGACGCGTACTTGGCCGGGCGGGCAAAGTTCACGACGGAGGAGTGGATTGACCTCCTGATCCAGACGATCGGGTTCAACCCGGACGCGTTCGGCCGGCGCAGCAAGCTCCTCCAGCTGCTGCGGTTGATCCCCTATGTGGAGCGGAACTACAACCTGATCGAGCTTGGCCCAAAAGGGACTGGCAAATCGCACATCTTCTCCGAGTTCTCCCCGCACGGGATCCTGATCTCTGGTGGCGAGGTAACCGTCCCTAAGCTGTTCGTGAGCAACGCGAGCGGGAAGATCGGTCTCGTCGGCTACTGGGACACGATCGCCTTCGACGAGTTCGCCGGCCGGCAGAAGAAGGTCGACAAGGCACTCGTCGACATCATGAAGAATTACCTGGCGAACAAGTCCTTCTCGCGCGGAGTCGAGACGCTCGGGGCGGAGGCGTCGATGGCCTTCATCGGGAACACCAAGCATTCCGTCGCATACATGCTCAAGCATACGGACCTCTTCGAGGAGCTGCCTGAGAAGTATTACGATAGCGCCTTCATCGATCGCCTCCACGCCTACCTGCCTGGCTGGGAGATCGACGTCATCCGGGGAGAGATGTTCGCGACCGGCTACGGCTTCATCGTGGACTACCTAGCGGAGGTGCTGCGTCACCTGCGAGGGCAGGACCGCTCGATGGACTACCGGGAGCTGTTCACGCTGGATGCTTCCATCTCTACCCGAGACCGGGACGGGGTGCAGAAGACCTTCTCCGGCCTGATGAAGCTCCTCTTCCCGGACGGGCGCGCGACTCCGGAGGAAATTCGGGAGCTGCTGACTCTCGCAATAGAGGGGCGAAAACGCGTCAAGGACCAGTTGATGCGGATCGACAGTACCTACCCGGAGGTCGAGTTCAACTTCGCCGACAAGACGGGTCGAGTGACGAAGGTGCAGACCCTCGAGGAGCGTGAGCACCCGCGCTGGTACCACCGCCGGAACGTCGAGGAGGTGGGCGAGGCGGCAATCGAGCCGGACTCGCCCCACTTGGATTCGGGCGCGCCCGCTTCCGCGCCGGTCAGGGACGCCCCGGAGGGACGCAATCTGCATCCGCCGGCGGTGCCGGACGTCCCGCGCGGACCCGCGCCCGGTCACGTCACCTTCGTGGAGAACCAAAAGGGGGTGAGCTTCGACGCGCTTCTCGGCCCATGGCTCGACGGGGCGGCGGTGATCACGCTCACGGACCCCTACATTCGCGTCTATCACCAGATGCGCAACCTAATGGAACTTCTCGAAGTCGTGGCGTTGCGCAAGCCAGACGGGGAGGACGTCCAGTTCCAGCTCATGACCGCTCCGGACCCGGACGACATCGAGCGGCAGACGGGATATCTTGAGCAGATCCGGGACGGGATCGCACCCTTGGGCGTGGAGTTTAGCTGGGCCTTTGACGGGACGAGCACAATCCACGCCCGGCACCTCGTGACAGACACTGGCTGGAAGATCCTGCTAGATCGGGGACTCGACGTATTCCAGCGGGCAGACCTGAACAACGGGTTTAGCCCGGCCAACAGGCATCAACGCTTCCGGCAAGTGAAGGCTTTTGAGGTGACCTACCTGCGAGAGGGAGCGGCGGCCCTGTGATGGTATTTTCATTTCAACAGCTTTGATGAAACCGCGCTCGATTAATATCTTCCTGCTAGACGGCGATCCGAACGGCATTCGGGTGGCGCAGATCTCGATGTCGACGATCCAGGCGATTGCCTTCCGGCGCAACCAGCTTCGGCGGGTTCGTGAAGCTTTCCCCGAGATTGAACGGCCAGGCGTCTACATCCTGATCGGCGCCGACGAAGACGCGCAGGACCGGCAGCTTGCGTATATTGGCGAGTCCGAAGGCGTCGGTGCTCGCCTGTCGTATCACAATTCGAATGAAGCTGGTCGCGATGCCAAGGGCTTCTGGACCGATACGGTGGTGCTTATCAGCAAGGACGAGAACCTGACCAAGAGCCACGCGCGCTATGTCGAAGCTTGTCTGATCCGGGGGGTCGTCAGCAATCCCCGTTGGACCCTGCCCAACACGCGCACGCCGTCCGACGACGCGGGCAAGCTACCGCTCCCCGACCGCGCAGCCATGGACGAGTTCGTGGATCAGACGAAAACACTGGTTGGAGCCCTTGGCTGGGATCTCTTCCGAGAAGTCCGCGGTCGTGCGCCGGAGCAGATCGCGGAGCAAGAACTGCCAAAGGCTGAACTCCATGAAAGCCCTCGGTTCTTCTTCCGGGGCGACGGCTTCGCGGCAGAGATGGAGATCGGGCCCTCCGGGGATTTCGTCGTCACGGCAGGTTCGAGGGCAAGGGTCCGGACGACGAGAACGATACCGCGAGGGACGGTCACGCTCCGGAACACACTTGTCGAGAAGGGCGTTCTCCGCGAGGAAGGCGATTTTCTTGTGTTCACAAGCGCCTACAGCTTCACGTCTGCCTCTGCCGCGGCTGCGGCCGTCATTGGTGCGAGCGCCAATGGCCGGATCCTCTGGAAGCTCCCAGACGGACGCAATTACGGGGATTGGGAGGCAAACCAGGATGCGGCGGGCGACGCGTCAGGCCAATTCTGAAGGTTGCGACTGCCCGGGGAACGGTACCGTCAGCGTGGCGAGAATTTAGCCGACCTTGCAACCCCAGAAGGACGTATGATCGGCGGCGAAATACCCGTCCGCTACGCGGAAATACCCTTGCAGCTCTACGGTATCGCCTGCGGAGAGCGGGACCATCGTCTGCAGCCAGATCGCGGTGGCGAGCGAGACGTGGGTTGCGGAGATTTCGCCGAGGGAGCCGCGGATTTCGGTCGCACCGTTCAGCACCAGCCGCCCACGCATTCGGGCCGTTGCGCTGGCGTTGATCTTGTAGAGGAGCGTCGCGCCGAAGAGGTAGGTGCCGTCCACGGGGGCGACGAAGTGGTTGTTCGCGGCGTCGAACGCGCCCTGATCGTTGTAGTCGGTGTTGTTGAGGCCGATCTTCGTCCAGGTTCCGACGCCGACGTAGTTGTCGTAGTTGGTGTACGCCTTGAATCGCGGCAGCCGAGGCTGGTCGACGATGCCCGTGGCGTTGTCGACGTTCAGCCCGTCGAAGAAGGTGCTGCCGTCGGCCGAGACCGCGAGGCGGAAGCGGTCGGAGCCGAAGAGCCCCACCAGCGCCTTGGTCACGAAGCCGGTCTGCAGCGTCAGGCCGAGATCGTCGCCAGCGGCCTCCTTGTTCATCGTGTAGAACAGATCGCCGGTGCCACCCTCGGCCACAGTCCTGGCGGTCCAGAGCGCGGCGTTCAGCTTGGCCGAGAACGGGTTCGAGGCGTCCGCCGTCGTGCCGAGCCCGAGCAGCGCCATATTCTGCAACTCGCTGGGCGTGGTGCCGACCCAGCCCGCACCATCGTAGACCAGCAGCAGGCCCTCATCCTCGACCCACGCCCGCCAGCCGGTGCGGGGCGGCAAGCGGAGCCAAGCGCCGTCCGTCCAAAGCGCAACGTTCAGGTCCCAGCCCGCCCAATCGCCCGTCGCGCCCGAGGCGACGATGTAGCGGTCGCCATCGGTGGGGCTTCCGGGCGGACTGGTCAGGTCCCGATCGAGGGTCGAGAGCTGGACGAGCCCGTCGAGGATCCTCAGCGCCTCGTTGTGGGTGACATGCTTCTGGGCCTGCGCCGCGAGGATGTAGGGCAGCAGGAGATGGGTCGTGGCGTCGGACATTTGATGGCTTTCAGAACGTGAGCGTGACGGTCTTGGGCGCGCCCCGTCCCACGAGGGCGGAGAGCTGGTAGATGCGGATGTTGAGTGTGCCGCCGGGGCCGAGCGGCGTGCCCCAGTCAGCGGTCTGCTGGGCCGCAGTGTAGAGCGCACTGGTGGTGGTCGCGCTCAGCACCCGCTTCACCGTTGCGCCGTCGAGGATCTCGACCTCGTAGGCCTCGGTTTCTTCGGCGAGCGGTACGTCGGCCGCGCCCCAGCTGTCGGCCGAGAGCGCGCGGGACCGGCGCGTCCAGCGGATGGTCAGATCGCCGGGCGCGCGCGGTCTGCGCCACGGCTGCTCGACATGGGCGACAGAGAAGGGTCGCAGTCCGACGCCTTCGGGCGTGAAGGCCTGCGCGACGTAGGTCTCGTCGCTGACCGGACTTCTGGCGGGGCCGATGCGCCAGTTCCACGGGATGCCGAGATCGGCCTCGGCAATCGGCAGGGACGCCAGCGACGCGTCCAGCACCACGACCCTCGCGCCAGCGGGCGCCGGGTTGCCCATGGCGGCTTCCGTGCCGCGCTGGCCGCGCAGGAGCCGCGTCAGCCGATACCGACCCGGCGCGATGAGTTCGGCCCCGCCCGCCTGCATGATCTCCCAGACGTCCGGTGCGCTCTCTATGGCGAGCGCATTGGCCCCGCCGAACAGGGTCAGGTCGGTGACGCTTTCCAGCGTGCCGGTCAGCAGATCGACCACCAGCGCATTGCCGAGGTCGAAGCGCGACGTGGGCCCCGCGTAGAACTCCGAGACCAGCGCCCCGATCCGGGCGCGGCTGCCAAACGTGGTCAGCAACTCGAACCCGTCCGTCGACGGGCTGCGGAACACCGCCATCTCGCCCGGCCAGGGAACGGCGTGCGCCGCAATGAGGGGCCGATGCGCGGGCTGGTCCTCGGTCAGCTGCGGCAGGTCCATCAGCACCGCATCCGGCGCGCCGAACACCACGGCGCGCGTCAGCGACGCCGCGCGAGGGTCTCCGGGCGGCAGATCGTAGGTCGCCCGGTCCTGGCGGACCGCCTCGATGCCGCGCGCCTCGGCGTCGGCGATGGAGACGAGCCGCAGATTGACCAGCCGCCCGTCATGCTCCAGCCGGATCGCGTCGGCCGGATCGAGCGCGAGCCGCGAGGGCGGCAGACGGAACGCCGCCGTCTCGCGCCCCACCCACGCCTCCATCAACGCGCGGCGGCAGCGCCGTTCGGCTTCCTCGGGCGGCACCGCCATCGGGAAGGACTCCGAGGCTATGCGCGTGGTGTCCACGGTGATGCGCCGCGCCTCGACGAGGGCCGCGTCGTAATCCTCATCCGCCCGCGCGACCTGCCATTTCAGCGCTTGCGGCAGTTCCGTCTCCTGGCCGCGCGTCAGCTCCAGCACGTCGCCTTCGCGGGCGGCCACCAGATCGTCGGGCGCGAGGGTCGCGACGGAAGCCCTGCCGCGCATGACGAAGCGGATCACCCCCTCGGTCTCCACCGCGTCGAAGCCGAAATGCCGCGACAGCGTGGTGATCGAGGCGCGCGGGCTTTCGAGCGCGGTGATGGCGTAGCCCTCGACCGCGCCCCAAAGCCCGGTGACGTCGATCCGGGACTCGGGCAGCCCGGCGCGCAGGCAGAGGTGCCGCACGAGCGCGGCCAGCGACACCGCGCCGAGCCGCCCGGTCAGCCAGTGCCCGAGCCGCCAGTTCGCGCCGTCCGTCCAGACGTCGGTCAGCGCCGGAAAGAACGGATAGGGCCGCGCGTCCCAGGTCCAGGCGGCGCATTCGGGGACATGCACCATCCGGCCGCCGTAGACCGAGGACACCGGATTGTTCACAGCCTCGCCCCACCAGAGATACGTCGCCTCGAGATAGGCGCGCTGGATCGCGTCATCCCGCCAGCCCCGCGAGAAATGCGGCGTGAAGCTCTCGGACGACTTCGGGTCGAAGAAGACGTTTGGCTGGTTGGTGCCCCGGTCGATGGCGGGACAGCCGAGCTCGGTGAACCAGATGGGCTTGGACTGCGGAGCCCACGCCGTCGGTGTGCCGCTCTCCACCCCGCCCGGGCGGTCGTAGTGCGGATTCGACCACCAGGCGCGCAGATCCTTGTAGCGAAAGACCCATGGCTTGGCCGCCGCGCCATCCGTGATCGCGGTGCGGACCTGCGCGGATCGGTCGGCCGCGCTGACGTAGAACCAGTCGAAGCCTTCGCCGCCCGCGATGTTCCCTTGCAGGTAGGCGCGGTCATAGATCGCGGGCCAGCCCTCCTGCGCGTCGGCATGTTCGAACCCGTCGCGCCAGTCGGAGAGCGGCATGTAGTTGTCGATGCCGACGAAATCGATCTCCGGATCGGCCCAGAGCGGGTCGAGATGGAAGAACACATCGCCTGAGCCGTCGCCCGGCTGGTGCCCGAAATACTCCGACCAGTCCGCCGCGTAGCCGATCTTCGTCTCGGCCCCGAGGATCGAGCGCACGTCCGCGAGCAGGTCCCGATAGGCCTGCACCGCCGGATAGGTGCTGGCACCCGAGCGGATGGTCGTCAGCCCCGGCATCTCGGTGCCGATCAGGAAGGCGTCGACCCCACCCGCTGCCGCGCAGAGATGGGCGTAGTGCAGCACCATGCGCCGCAGGCCCCAGTCGCCCGATGGCCCGGTCCAGCTGACGCTCTCGCCGGAGACGTTGAAGCTCGCAGGCGTGGCCGCGCCGAACAGCGCCGCGACCTGCGCGGCCGCCGTAGCGGTCTTGTCCACGGTCCCGGCGAACCCCGCAGCCGGGGAACAGGTGATCCGGCCGCGCCAGGGGAAGGCAGGCTGGCCGATCTCGGTGGCGTTGTCGGAATACGGGTTCGGCAGGCTGTTGCCGGGCGGCACGTCCATCAGGATGAACGGATAGAATGTCACCCGCAGCCCGCGCGACTTCATCTCCTGGATCGCCTGCACCACGGCGAAGTCCGACGGCGTGCCGCCATAGACCGGGCGGTCCTGATCGTCGCGGCTGACCAGAAAGGCGTTGGCGCGGCTGACGCCGTTCACCGACCATGTAGCGGGCGTCGTCGATTTGGCCGACACCTCGACGCCCGGCCGCACATTGCAGGAGCCCGCGCGCAGGTCGTCGCCGAACCAGGCCACCACGAGGCTGACGCTCTCGACCGCAGGCGCCATGGCCTGCAGCCGGTCGAGCGCCTCCACCATGTCGGTGGAGTCGGCCAGCGCGTTCAGGTTCTCGGGCACCGTCGCGCCGCCATCGGTCTTGCGGATCGCCTGCGTCGCATAGGTGAACTCGCCCGAGGCCGGGATCATGGTGACGGCCCGGGTCAGCCCCTCGGCGGTGTCGGGATCCGCGAGCGGCCGGAACACCTCGAAGGAGAGCTGCGGCAGGCGGTTGCCATAGGTCGAGAGCGCCAACTCCTCGAAGACCACATAGGCCGTGCCGCGATAGGCGGGCGTGCCGGCCGCGCCCATCCTCGCGGCGATGAACGGGTCCGCCGTTTGCGTTTCGTCGCCCGGATACCAGCGCCAGGTCACGCCGGAGAGGTCCATCGGCTTGCCGTCGGCCCAGATGCGGCCGATGCCGGTGATCGGGCCCTCGCAGAGCGCCACGGCGAAGGAGGCGTAGTACAGATACTCGGTCGTCTTGACCTTGCCGCCCCCGCCGCCCTTGCCGCCGCCCTGCGTGGTGGTCTTCGTCTCCTCGCGGAAATCCGTCGCCCAGATGATGTTGCCGCCCATGCGCATGCGGCCGTAGAGCCGCGGGATCACCGCCCCCTCGGTGGCCGAGGTGATGCGCAGCGTGTCGAGCCGCGCGCCCTCGATGCGCTGCGTGGGCGCCAGCGACGAGATGATCCAGCTGTCGACGACCGAACCGATGCTGGAGCCGATGAAGCCGCCGATGGTCGCGGCGCTGACGCCGAGGATCGCGCCGCCGATCGAACCGCCAATGGCAGCGCCGGCCGCGCCGAGAACGAGGGTGGCCATGTCGGGGTCTCAGCGTTGCGGGAACAGGAAGGCGAAGGCGATGCGCCGCCGCCAGGCGTTGGTGAGCGGTTCCTCCATCACGCCGAGCCGCTCGTAGGCGTGGAGGAAGATGTCGGGCCCGGTCAGGATCCCGACATGCTTGGCGATGGCGCGGGGCTTCATGCGGAACAGGATCAGCGCGCCTGGACCGGCTACCGCCGGTTCCACCTCGATCATCATGGCGCGCGCGCCGTCGGCCAGCACCTCGCGCGGTCCGGTCTCGCCCCAATCGCGGCTGTAGGGCGGGATCGGGAACGGCTCGGGGCCGACGACCTCGCGCCAGACGCCCCGCGCCAGCCCAAGGCAATCGCAGCCGACGCCGCGCAGGCTCGCCTGGTCGTGGTACGGCGTGCCGATCCAGGACCGCGCAATGGCGATGACCCGATCCGGATCGGCCGGGTTCACAGCACGCCCCCGTCGTGACCGCCGTCCTTCGTCGCGTAGCGCAGGATCGTGTCCTGGCCCGGGATGTGCGGGAAGCCGCGGAAGTTGGCGGTGTTGGCGAACTTCGTGCCGCACGTCTCGATGCGCTTGTCGCAGCCCGCGCGGATGGTGAACGCGTCGCCCTCGGCGATGGCCCGCACCGGCGCTTCCAGCAGCGTCAGGATCGCGACACCGTCCGTCACGTCATGGCCCAGCACCTCGGCATGACGCCCCGCGTTGGAGCCGCTTATCCATTCGATGGTGCCGAAGGTGAACCAGCCCGCCTCGAAGCCGGAGAGACCGGAAGCGGTGAAGGCCCTGTCGCGCAGCAGATCGATCACGGCGCCCGCGCCCTTGTGGGCCGGGTCCTCGATATCGACGCCGCAGCGCGCGTCGCCGAGCGCCGCGTCGCATGTCGCCTGGAAGGTCCGCCCGACCGTCTGGCCCAGCACATGGGCGAGCGAGCGGACCTCGGCGACGAAGGCCAGACGCCCGCGCCGGATCTGGCCAATGGCGCCGCGTCGCATCAGCAGGCGCTGGCCGGTGTCGGCCCAGTTCACGCGCCAGACCTCAACCTCGGCGTTGTCCCAGCGGCCGTCGAGAATGTCGGTCTCGGTGATCCGGTCGGAGGTCAACACGCCCTCGGCATCCTGCGCATCGACCGACAGGTCCGAGCCCGAGCGGACCTCTGAGGCGGTAAGCCCGCTTTCCGGCTCGAAATCGGTGCCATCGAAGCTGAGCGTTCGGTCGTGATCCGTGAAGCCGAAGGTGACGCCGTCGGCCCGCGTGATCCGCCAGCACCATGCGAGCGTCGTCGTGCCCTCGTCGAGATGGGCTTGCAGAGCGGGATCGAGGGTCTTCATCGGCAGGTTCCCGTCATTCGGTCGTCGAGATCGGCGATCCAGTTCGCCCAGTCCGGCGGAACCTCCGCAACGGTCTCGGCATCCGGCCGGGTGAGCCGCGCCTCGGCATAGGAGGCGCAGCCGGCGTCACCAGCGCCCATCGTTGCGGCGCAGCCGCTCAGCAGGATCGCCAGCGCCGCGGCCATCGCGAACCGCGTCGCGCCCGCGCTCGACGCGCTTGTTCCTGTCTTCCATGGCATCGCGTTCCGCCTCCCGTTTGCCCACGCGTTCCCCTTCCGCGCGCCCCCAGACCCGTCCGAGGACGATGCCCGCGACCGCGCCGAGAGCCGCGACCAGCCAGATCAGGAGATCAGCCATCGTCCCGCTCCCCGCGCGCGGCGGCGACGCAGAGGGCGACGACGAAGACGCCCAGGCTGCCGCCCACGACCAGACCTGCGAAGAACTCAAGCATCGCCGCGGAACCCGCGCTCGATCCGGTCGCGCAGACCGATCAGGCCCAGACCGAGGAACATCAGCCCCGCGGGCGAGGCATCGCCAGAGCCGGCAAGCAGCGCGACGAGACGGGACAGCTCCCCGAGCGGCCCGGTGGCTGGCAGCGCGAAGGAGGCGATGCCGGTGAGCATGGCGAGAAGTCCCGCCCACCAGGTGAGCGAGTTGGGTCGGACGTAGCGCATGAGTCAGGCCCTCCGGATCAGGGTGGAGAAGAAGGCGGCCAGCCGGGCGAGCCAGCCGGTCGGCGCGTGGGGCGCAGGATCGAGGACCGGCGGCGTCGGCGACGGCCCGCGAGCCAAGGCCAGAGCCTCATCCTCGGTCAGGCGACGGATCGGTCGCGAGAAATCCACGCGGCCTGCACGATCTACGGACCAGACCGGGATCGTGCCGCCGGGATAGCGGCCATGGCGGAACAGGTCGCGCTCGGCTTCCCGCCGCGGGATGATCGAGGCCGGTCGCCGCCAGTTCAGAAACGCGGCGGCGGCTGCAACGCGATTGCCGGCATTGAGATGTCGGGTCAGCGCAGCCTTGGCGATGCCGCCGGTGTTGTAGTGGAACGAGACCAGCGCATCGAACTCGTGCGGCGACAGCGGCACCTTCACGGCACGCAGAACCGCGGCCTCGTAACGCGCAAGATCGTCTCGGAAGACCCGGAACGCTTCGCGGATCCCGCCATCGAGGTCCGCGGGCATGCCGCGCGGCATAGTGGCCGGATCGGGCAGCCCAGCCGCGGCCGTGTGGCCGATGCCGAAGGTCCAGACCTGTTTCACATCGAGATAGGGCCCGGGCACGAGTCCTTCGTGCCGGACGAGGGCCAGCAGGCCCCGGTCGGTCATGTGCATGGAATTACCGGAGAAGCGAGAGGATCAGGATCAGTGCCGCGACGACGAGACCGATACGCAGGCGATGGGCGAAAGCCTGCCGGGGGTCGGCGGGGTCACAGCGGAGAGAGCGCGCGAGGCGGAGAAGCTCATTCATCGCCGTCGCCCTGCTTGGCGCGGCGCAGGCGGGCGAGCAGCATTTCGATGAAGGCCGGCCTGTAGCGCGACAATCTGGGTGGGATGCGCGCGACAATCAGGATGAGAGTCGAGGTGTCGCTGCGGTCAAGAGGATCGCGGCCATCGGAGCCGCGATCAAGGGTTTTCGCA